CACTTTGTCATTGTGTTGGCATTACACACGGGTGCACCGTTAAGCACTTCACCATTGCACATGGTAAGGTTGATGTGCAGCTTGACATCGTCTGTTGGGGCTCCACTCATAATTGGAGATTGGTGTGATTCCCAAGTCTGAATCCTTTCGAGTTGGTAAACTTCAGCCAGTTTGTCAGGTAATAAATGGGTCGTTTACTGAAAACGTGACAGTACTTGCAGCACGGCTGCACTCACACAACACTTCACTATGGCCACATCTTTACTTATCCCCGCTTACATCGCTACCATTCACGCTGCTGATTACGCTTGGTCAGTTTACACTTCAAGCACTAACCCGAATGATGATAGTTTTGAAAGACGAGTAGAGTGGAACAAGGTGAAATCTTGGTTTAGAGGGACCAAGGCTTTGTCCAGGGACCAGGAGCGTCGTGGACATAATCTTCTTGGGGAGTTTAATTCCCAGGAATCAGGCGACACACCAGAGTTTACGGACGAAGATTTGTTTGATGTTGAGTTGGACGAGGAAGGCAAGGTGACCCGCAAAAGGATCAGACGTCGTATGCACAAGCCTTTTGTGCATCGTGTGGTCCGACATTGCAGGGGAGAGCTTGGTCAGCGAGAGCACACGCCCTCGAATGTAATGGTTGTTGAACGTGTTGCGAGGGCTTATTGCCATGAACATCACGTGCGATCATATGACATTTCGTGTGTCCTACCTGTCATGGTCGCTTTGTATTTCTTTTCCCGGTCTGAGATCCAGATCGAAGCAGATGCCATTAAACAGTCAATGGCGTTTGTTGAATCCACCAAGCCCCGCCGATTCGTCGGCGTTGGTGGTCGCCAGCAAGGCGGTGCTGGTGCCTAGGGTGGCCCAGTGAAGATTCCTGGGTTCTCCAGTAGACCCTCGCGTGCACCTCAACCGGTGAACTCGGGTGGAGAGCCACTGACCAGGATTCAACATTGGGTCAACGTTATGGGCAAGCGGAGGATGATAACCCAAATTGGTAGAGTAGCTCCGCCAAGTCATCTAGCCGTGCATGATAATTCTGTCGTTAACTGTGACAGAGCACTTAGGGAGAGGGTTTACTATGTGAAGGATGGTGATAGCTTTACAAAACCCCCGATTCCGAAATTTGACAGTGTAGATACACTTAAGCAGTTTAGGAAGAAGTTGAGTAGGTGTGTTCCGCGGATACCGGCCTTATCCTGGGAAGTATTTCCCAGTAGGTATAAGGATGCTAGAAAACGGAACATATACAAGAATGCGGACTTATCATTACATGAGAAGGCGCTATCTATTCATGACTCCTATGTCAAAGGATTCGTTAAGGACGAGAAATTGGACTTAATGAAGAAAAGGGACCCAGTGCCACGCGCGATTTTTCCTCTAAGTCCGCGGTTGAATATCGTAGAGGGCAGCATAATTTCTCATAGGGAGCACGCTGTGTTCGAAGGAATCGATGAAGTTTTTGGGCAGAGGACTGTTATGAAGGGGCTTAATGCTGAACAGAAGGGTAGGGTCATAGCTGAGAAGTGTGGGCGGTTTGCAAAGTTTGCTGCATTTTCAATCGATATGTCAAGGTTCGATCAACACGTCTCAGTGTTGATGAATAAATTCGAAAATGACGTATTAGTAGACACTTGTTGCACGCCGCAGGAGAGGAGAGAGCTCGCGAAAATTCTGTCTTGGAGTATTCATAGTGAGGGTAGTATGCAGGCGACCGACGGAAAGGTTAACTTTGTACGTGAAGGAGGCAGACTTTCCGGATGTATGCACACTAGCTTAGGC